GAGTTGTCGGCGACTGCCGATGCCCTGGGCATGGTCGAGTTCACCCTGCCGCAGGCGACGACCGAGCGCCAGTTGCCGGGCAACCTGTACCGGCTGGAGCTGGTCATTGCCGTCGACGGGGGCGTGCAGCTCGCGCAGCTGGGGATTCTGGAGCTGGTCGGATGACTCCGCTCTACACCGAGGACCTGGCCACCGAGATCTGCGAGCGTCTGGCAACGGGCGAGACGCTCGCACAGATCTGCCGTGACGAGCACATGCCGGCGGTTCGCACGGTCAGCGATTGGCGGAAAGCGCACGCGGACTTCGACACGGCGTTCCTCGCCGCTCGTGACGAGGGCTTTGACCAGATCGCGAATGACTGCCTGCGGATAGCGGATACGCCCGTCGAGGGCGTCACGGAAAAGTACGAGAAGGTCCTGATCGACAACCCGGACGATCCCGATGGGGAGCCGGTATCCGAGCTCAAACTGACGGAGCGGAAGGTCGAGGACATGCTTGCGCACCGCAAGCTACAGATCGACACGCGCCTGAAACTGCTCGCGAAATGGGACCCTCGCCGGTACGGCGACAAGCAGACCCTGGAGCACACCGGCCCCGGCGGCGGCGCCGTGGAAATGGTGACCCGAATCGAGGTCATCGGCGTGGAGCCGCAGACCGAATGACCGTCCTGCGCCTGGAAGTGCCAGCGAAGATGCTGCCGTTCCAGTCGCAACAGAAACGCCACAAGATCGCGCGCGGCGGCCGCGGCTCGGCTAAGTCCTGGAGCATCGCCCGCATCCTTGCTGCGCGTGGCATCGCTCGCCCGACCCGTTGGCTGTGCTGCCGCGAAACGCAGAAGTCGATCAAAGAGTCCTCGCATCGGCTGCTGGCCGACCAGATCCAGGCAATGAAGCTTGGGCCGTACTACGACGTTCAGCGGGACGTGATCAAAGGGCCACAAGGCACCGAATTTGCCTTCGTCGGCCTGCGGGACCACACCGCCGACAGCATCAAGTCCTATGAGGGTTTCGACGGCGTCTGGATCGAGGAAGCGCACACCGTCAGTGAACGATCGGCGCAGATCCTGATCCCGACGATCCGCAAGGCCGGATCGGAGTTGTGGTGGTCATACAACCCGGACCAGGAAGAGGACTTTGTTCATCAGCTTGCCGCGCAGGACGACGACGACACGCTGGTCGTCGACATCAACTGGCGCGACAACCCGTGGTTCCCGGATGAGCTGGAGAAGGAGCGGTTGAAGCTCCAGCGCATAAACCTGGATCTCTACCGGCATGTCTGGGAGGGGGAATGCCGCTCCCTGGCCGGCCTGATGTTCAAGCGCGACTGGTTCAACTTCTACGACGTGTTGCCCAAGCGCCTGAACTACTACATGGCGTCGGACTACGCCGTCACACCCGACGGCGGCGACTTCACCGAGCACGGCGTGTTCGGGCTGTCTGCGACCGGCGATCTGTACGCGGTGGATTGGTGGTATGGCCAGACCGACCCCGCCGAGTGGATCGATAAGTGGATCGAGCTCGGCGCGCAATACAAGCCCCTGGCGGCCTTCGAGGAAAAGGGCGTGATCTTGCGTGCCGTCGAATCGGCGATCACCAAGCGCATGCGAGAAACGGGCAAGTTCCTCAACCGCGTGCCGCTCGCGTCGGCCGGCGGCAAGGCAGAGCGTGCCCTGGGCTTCGCAGCCCGAGCATCCGCCGGCGCGGTGTACCTGCCGAGCGGCAAGCCCTGGGCGATTCGGCTGCTGAACCTGCTCTGCGCCTTCAACGGCGAAGACGGGCGGCAAGACGACGGCGTGGACGTCTGCAGCCTCATCGGCCGCGGACTCGACAGCATGGCAAACGCGGGTATCCCGGCCAGCGCCGGCAACCGAAAGGATCGGCAGGCGGATTACGCCGTCGACGACGAAGACGACGAAGACTGGAAGACCCGATGACCACGAAGACCGCCAAGGCTGACGAGACGTTCGAAGGTCTCGAGAAGCTGCTGTGCCAGTTCGAGGAGTCGTTCGACCAGACCCAGGAAGAACGGCGCCTCGCCGAGCGCGACCGCGACTACTACGACGGCGGGCAGCTCACCGAAGCCGAACTCTCGGCCCTCGCCAAACGCGGGCAGCCCCCGGTCGTGGCAAATCGCATCGGGCCCAAGATCGACGCGCTGCTCGGCCACGAGGAGCGCATGCGGACCGATCCGCGCGCCTACCCGCGCACGCCCAAGCACGAGGAGGAGGCCCAGGCCGCAACTGACGCCATCCGCTTCGTGTGCGACGAGAATCTGTTCACCGACATTCAGGGCGAGGTCGCCGAGAACAACTTCATCGAAGGCATCGGCGCCGCGACGGTCGGCGTCCGCCAGGGGGCGAAGGGCTACGAGGTAACGATCAATCATGTGCCGTGGGACCGGTTCTACCGCGATCCGCACAGCCGAAAGCGCGACTTCACCGATGCCAAGTACATGGGCGTCGTTGTCTGGATGGACGAGGACGAGGCAAAGGGGCTGTTCCCCGGCAAGGAAGAGGTGATCCAAGGCTGCTATGCCGAAGGAATCTCGATGGGAGACACCTTCGGCGACCGGCCAAAGGTGGTGTGGTCCGACGCGAAGCGCCATCGCATCCGCGTTCTGCAGCACCGGTGGAAGCAGAGCGGCAAGTGGATGACCGCGGTGATCTGCCGCGGCGGCTACCTCCGCGATCCGCAGGTTTCGCCTTACGTCGACGAGAAGGGCGTTCCGCAGTGCGACATCGTCGCGACGAGCTGCTACATCGACCGCGAGAACAATCGCTACGGCGTCGCGCGCCGGCACATCAGCCCGCAGGACGAGATCAACAAGCGCCGCTCCAAGGCGCTGCACCTCCTGAATAGCAAGCAGGTGATCGTCGAGGACGGCGCGGTCCCCGACGAGGCGCAGGCGCGCCGCGAGGTGGCCAAGCCCGACGGGTTCATCAAAGTCAACCCGAAAATGCGGTTCGAGTTTGTCGATCAGCCCGAGCTGGTGCAGGGCCAGTTCCAGCTCCTGCAGGAAGCGAAGAACGAGATCGACGCCAGCGGCATCAACCCGGCGCTCGAAGGCGACGCGCAGGCGCCATCCGGCCGCGCGCAGGAAATGCTGACCGCCGCCGGCCTGTCCGAAATGTCGAAGGCCTTCAAGGGGCTCAAGAGCTGGCGCCTGGCCGTGTACCGGCAGGTCTGGTACCGCATCCGACAGTTCTGGACCGAGGAGCGCTGGATCCGCGTCACCGACGACGAGAAGAACCTGCGATGGGTCGCTCTGAACAAGCCGCTGACCCTCGCCGAGCAGATGCAGCAGCGTGCCGAGGCCGGCGAGCCAGTCCAAATGCTGGATCCCAATGATCCGATGGGGCAGCAGCAGGTCGGCGTGCAGAACGCGCTGGCCGAGCTGGACGTCGACCTGATCCTGGAGGACGCGCCGGACTCGATCACGATCCAGAGCGAGCAGTTCGAGGAGCTGGTAAAGCTCAAGACCGCCGACCCGGCCTCGATCCCGACCGCGGCGATCATCGAAGCGTCGAGCCTGCGCAACAAGGACCGGATTCTGGAGCACCTCGAGAAGGGCGGCGTGCCGCCGGAGGCCCAGAAGCAGATGCAGGAGCAACAGAAGCAGATCGACGCCCTGACCAAGCAACTTGAAGAGGCGAAGGCTGACGGCATCGAACGCCAGATCGAGCTTGCCAAGCTGGATCTGGAGGGCCGAAAGCTCGATATCGAAGAATACCGGGCAAAGACAGACCGAATTCAGGCGATGCGGCCACTGCCGCCGCCACAACAGAACAACGCCGACCCCCAGCCGCCGCAAGGCGGTTTTTTTATGGGCGGCGATCAGGGTTTGCCGCAGTAAGCGGCGCCGGACGCGCACGGGCTTAGCGCGATACGCGACGACGGCGATCGGTCGATGGAGTAGCAGACATGGGCGAGAACGAACGCGATTTTCTGGAGGACCAGGCGCTGAACCCGGCAGACGATGTAGCAACGCCGGCAGCGAATGGGACGGCCGATAAACCCGTCGAGGGTGAACCCGCCGCGGCAACGCCGCCGGCTGGCGCTCCTGCGGCGGTCGAAGCGCCGGCGGCTTCGAATTCCCCCGAGAGTCACGTGCCGTTGGCTGCCCTGATGGCGGAACGCGACAAGCGACAGGAAGCGGCACGCAAGGCCGAGGCGGCCGAGCGAGAGCTTGCGGAGCTTCGCAGGCAGCGCGAGCAAGCGGCTCCGGCGACGTCCTTCTGGGACAACCCGGAACAGAGCTTGCAGAACGCCGTCCAGCTGGCGAACGCACAGGCCCAGGACCGGCTGTTTGCAGCCCTGGAGGAGCAGGCGCGGGAAATGCACCCCGACTTCGACGAAGTGTTCAAGGAAGTCGAGGAGCAGGCCAAGCAGAACCCCGCCCTCGCGGCGCAGGTCATGCAGTCGGCCAATCCCGCGCTCGCTGCCTACAAGCTCGGCAAGAAGCTGCGCGAAACGAAACAGGTGCTCGAGGACCCCGCGGCCTACCGCGAGCGTCTGAAGGCCGAGATTCGCGCAGAGCTGGACAAGGAGGCCGCCGACAAGGCCGCCGCCGCCGCGAAAGTCGCCGACTCGATTCCGCCGGACCTCACCGACACCCGGAGCGCGAAGGGCAACGAGCCCCCGCCGCCGGAATCCGTATTCGACGAGATTTTCAAGCCTTAAAAGGGGCATAAGCCATGACCGATACCACCGTATCCGCCGCCAATCGCGTCAAGCAGTGGAGCCGCGAATTCTTCAAGGAATACGTGCGCGCCAATCGCTTCAAGCGCTACATGGGCAGCGACGAGAACAGCATCATCCAGGTCAAGAACGACCTGACCAAGAAGAAAGGCGACGCGATCACCATCCCGCTGGTGGGCGCTCTCGACGACACCGGCGGCCCGAACACGGGCACCACCACCCTGGTCGGCAACGAAAAGGCGCTGCCGAACGAGGGCTTCCAGATCAAGGTCGGCGTCGTTCGCGACGCGGTCGTCGTCAACATGGAAGAAGAGCAGGCCGCACCGATGGATATCCTCAACGCCGGCAAGGTGGCGTTGAAGACCCTGGCAATGCGCTACCTGCGGACCGCGATCATCAACGCCCTCGGTTCCATCCGCGGCATCGTCTACGCCACGGCGACCGAAGCGCAGCGCGACGACTGGAACACCGACAACGCCGACCGCATCCTCTACGGTGCCGACATCGCCAACCGCGTGGCCGGCGACAACTCGGCGTCGATCCTGGCGATCACCGGCGCCGAGATCCTGAACCGCGCGATGGTTTCGAAGCTCAAGCGCATCGCCCAGGATGCCAAGACGGTGAACGGCGACGGCATCCGTCCGTTCACTTACGGCGAGGACGAGGAGACCTTCGTCATTTTCGCAGGCACCCGTGCCTACCGCGACCTGAAGAACGACATGGCCACGGTGCACGAGCAGGCCCGCGAGCGCGCGAAGACAAACCCGCTGTTCACTGGGACCACCTCGCTCTACTGGGACGGTGTCGTGATCCGCGAGATCCCCGAAATCCCGGACCTCGGCGCGGTCGGCGCCGCCGGTGCGCTGATTTCGCCCGTCTACCTCTGCGGCGCGCAGGCACTGGCGGTCGCCTGGGCCCAGACCACGAAGGCGACGATCCGCAAGGAAGACGACTACGGCTTCAAGCACGGCGTCGGCTTCTACGAGTTGCGCGGAGTCGAGAAGGTGCTCTGGGACCAGGACAGTGCCAACTCGAAGGACTGGGGCGTCGTGACGGGCTTCGTCGCCGCCGCCGCGGACGCCTAAGCCCCCCCCCCTTCCACAGCAACAACACTTTCCTCGTACGGGGCGCCTTCTGGCGCCCCTTCTTTTTGGAGCGAACGCTATGACTGACCCCACCAAGACGACCACCGATCCGGCGCCGACCACCAAGGGCAAGAAGCTGATGGCGGCCTACATCGACGACCGCAAGTCCGTGGAGTTCCGGGGCTACAAGTTCAAGAAGGACGAGCCCATCGAGGTCGACGAGAAGACCTGGGCCAAGCTCAAGGACCACCCGTGCTTCAAGGTCAGCGGCGGCTGAGCCGTGGCGACCTACGATCGCGAGCAGCTCCGGGCAAAAGTCCTGGAGCGGCTCGGAGTCCTCGATCCGGCTCAGGCGACTTCCGCGGAGGACGCCGCCACCGTTGACCAGGCCGTGCAAACGACCCTGGAAGACCTATACGAAGACGGGCTGATCCCGTTCGACGTTGATACCGACGCCATCCCGGCTGCGCACTACAAAGCGCTGTCCAAGGTTGTCGCCTATGACCTGATCGAGGCTTTCGGCATCGTCGGGGATCGCGCTGTGAAGCTCTCCACCGGGAACGATGAGGGCATGCGCCGATTGCGGTCGCTGAAGACGGCCGGCTATGCCGGCGGCGTCGTCCGGTCGGAGTACTTCTGATGGCCTGGCGCGAGGTGAACGTCGTTGGCGGGGCCTATTCCGACGACACGAAGCCCTGGACGTGCCAGGACACCGTCAACTACCTGCCGTTGCCCGCCGAGAAGGAGGGAGCGCGCTCCGAAGCCATCCTGCGGAGCGCGCCTGGGCTGGTCGATTACGCGCAGACCCAGAACAAGCCGGTGCGCGGCGCGCACGATGCCGAGGGCCTGTTCCTAGTCGTGGCCGGCCGGACGCTGTATCGGGTCAACACGAACGGCACGACGACGGCGCTTGGCACCATCCCCGGCGTCACCCGAGTCTCGATCGCGCACAACCAGATCGAGAACGGCAACCAGGTCGTGATCGTCAACGGCCAGTCCGGCTACGTCTGGAACACGGTCGCTGGGGCCCTGACGCAGATCACGGACGAGGCGTTCCCGGGCTCACCGATCGTCGACTACCTCGACGGGTACATCCTCGGGGTCGACCCGTTCGGCCGTTTCTGGTTCACCAGCGACCTGAGCCAGGCCACCGAATACAGCTCGCTGGACCGGTCGGACGCCGAATCCCAACCCGACAAGATCGTCACGCTGATCGTCACGAACGGCGAGGTTCTGGTCTTCGGCGAGCGCACTGGCGAGTTCTTCCGCAACACCGGCGAGGCGACGGGAACCTTCCAGCGCGTCGACGGTGTTTCGATGGATATCGGCTGCGCATCGGCGCACGCCCGGGCGCGGCTCGATAACTCGGTCTTCTGGCTGGGCCATGACGGCAACGTCTACCAGCTCCAGGGCAACACGCCGGTGCGGATCAGCACCAGCGCCCTCGAACAAGCGATCTCGGACCTCAACTGGAAGAACGCCTTTGCGTTCACCTTTGAGGATCGAGGGCATAAGGTCTTCTACCTGACCTTCCCGGACGGACAAACCTTCGGGTACGACGTGTTGTCGCGGGAATGGCACCGGCGAGAGTCCAAGGATCTCAAGCGCTGGCGCATCAACACGCTCACCAGATGGCGCCGCGGCTGGTATAGCGGCGACTTCTCGAACGGCACGATCTCCCGCGTCGACTGGGACGTGATGCAGGAAGGTGCGCAGCCGCTGGTCTCGCGGCGGCGCACCGGAGTGAGCCATGCCAGCGGCAACTACGTCATCGTCTGCGCTGCTCGCATCGAGTTCGACGTTGGGCGCATCCCTGTCGGCCTCACCGACCACTTCTGCAGCATCCGCTACAGCGACGACGGCGGTCACAACTGGAGCGCTGCTCGGCTGCTCTCGATCGGCCGCGCCGGCGCCTACCGGCAACAGGCGGTTGCCCGTCGACTCGGCCGCGCGCGGCAACGGGTGTGGGAAATCGAAGTCAGCAGCCCGGCGAAGCGCGACATCATCGCCGCGGCCTGGTCACCCGAGGCGACCGACGCATGAAGATCGTCGACGACTTCCTACCCGACGCCGAGGCGGTGCGGGGCCTGGCGCTGCGCGCCCCATTCGAGGACGTGCACGCGCCGGACGGCGAGGTCTACAAGCGCGTCTGCGCCACTGAGGTTCCTGGGCTCATCCCCGCGCTCGAGGCCGCGGTCGGGCCGGTCGACATGCTGTTGACCGCCTACCGCCTGAACTTCGCTGGCGAGCAGCCGAATGCGGCGATCCACTCCGATATCGGCTGGGGTACGCATGCCCTGGTGCTGTACCTCTGCGAAGGCGAGGGCGGGACGGCTTTTTGGCGGCACAAGGTCACCGGCGAGCACCGCATCGAGCCCGGCGACGTGCGGCTTTGGCATGCCGTCCGTGACGACTGGAACCGGCCCGAGGCCTGGGACCTGCGCGACCTGGCCGAACTGAAGTTCAACCGGGCCGTGATCTACGAAAGCGCGCTGTTCCACAGCCGCTACCCCTTCGCCGCATTTGGCTCCGGTCCGCAAGACGGCCGACTCATCGCGGTCGCGTTCTTCAACCTCCGGAGCGCCTGATGCAAGTCCGAAACGCAACGCCGGCCGACACGCCGGCGCTCTTGGCCATGGGCGCGAAGTTCTACGCCACGACCAGCTATAGCGAGTTCGCCGAGTACGACGAGGCGACGGTGTCGGCTCTCATCGACCTGATGCGTGACGGCGTTCTGCTCGTTGCCGAGGCCGAGACGGGCCCGGTTGGCGTCGTGGGCCTGGTGGTCGCGCCCTTCATGTTCAACGGCAGTCACAGCGTCGCCTATGAGGTGATCTGGTGGGTGGATCCGGCAGCGCAGGGCGCCGGCGCCGGCAAAGCGCTGCTCGCGGCGATCGAGCCGGCCTGCCGCGATCGCGGTGTCTCCGCGATCCAGATGGTGCACCTCAGCAACAGTCCGCCGCAGGCCGCCGCGCTCTACGAGCGCATGGGCTACCGGCACACCGAATCCTCTTTCACCAAGCGGGTGACCTGACATGGCCGCAATCACGGGTGCTGCGCTCGCCGCGGGCGCGACGATCTACAGCGCGAAGAAGCAAGGCGACGCCGCCAAGGATGCCTCGCGCGCCGGGCAGCAGTCCGCGCAGGCGGGCATCGAAGAGCAGCGGGCGGCTCGCGAGCAGTTTCAGCAGAACATCGCTCCGTTCCTCGGTTCGGGCACGAGCGCGCTGTCGCGACTGCAGGCCGTCAACGACGGCAACTACACCGACTTCTACAAGGCGCCGGACTATGCGGCCGCGTTCGACCAAGGCCTGCAGGCGATCAATCGAAGCGCATCCGCTACTGGCGGACTCCGGAGCGGCGGCAACTCGGCCGACCTCGTCAAGTACGGCCAGAACATGGCGGCCCAGCAGCTCGGCAACTATCGCAGCAGCCTCATGGGCCTGGCGCAGATGGGCCAGAACGCAGCGGTAGGCGCCGGCGGCCTGGGGCAGCAAAGCGCGAACGCGATCAGCGGACTATACGGGCAGCAGGGCGCGGCCGCGGGCGCCGGCGCGATCAACTCCGCGAATGCGACCAGCAGCGCTTTGAGCGGCCTGGCCGGCATCGCGGGTCAGTACGCCGCCAATCGCCAATCCTCGTACGCCAACTCGGTCGGACCGGTGACGCGCCAGAACATCGGCCGGCCCACCGCCGCGGTCGAAATCCCCAAGTACCGCTACACCGGCTGACGGAGACCGACATGGCAGAACTCATCTTTCCCGACATCGGCGCTAGCTTCCGCGAGGGGCAGGCCTTCGGCGCTCAGCAGCGCCACATGCGCGAAGGCGAAGAGCGGCGCAGTGCCCTGTCGAGGCTCGCATCGCAGGCATACGGCGCACCGCAGGAAGAGCGCACGTCGCTGCTGTCGCAGATGGCCGCGCTCAATCCGCAGGCCGCCCAGGAGCAGGAACAGCAGTTCGCGAGCGGCGACGATCGCCGGAACAAGGAGCTGCTTTCCATGGCTCGGCTGCTCGTCGCCGCGCCCGACACCGACAAGCCCATGCTCTATGCGCGGATGCGGCCGTCTCTGAACCAGCTCGGCCTGCAGACGCCCGACGCCTATGGGCCCGACGTCGCAGACACCGCGGCCAAGCTTGTGCAGGCCTGGGGCGGCGGCGACAACAAGCGCAACCTGGCGGTGTCGCCCGGCAGCGCGATCGTCGACCCGGAAACCGGCCGGGTGATCTACGAGCGTGATTTCGCGCCGGTGAAGCCGCAGTTCCAGGAAGACGTGAACGGTCAGGGCTGGTGGTTGGAGCCTGGCAAAGCTCCCGTGCCCGTCAATGCGCCCAGCGGCGCGCCAGTGGCCGCGCGCGGCCCGGAGTCGGGCCAGGCCTATACGATCGACCCGAGCCTGCCCCCTGCGGTGCAGGCGGCCATCCGGAGCAACGAGCAGGCGTGGTCGCAGGCTCAGGACGGTTCGGGGGTGCAGCTTCCGCCGCAAGCCGCACCCGCGGCCCAGAGCGGCCCGATGTTCGCACCGGCAGGCGGTATCCGGGACACCTTCACGCCCCTCACGTCGGACGAGGTGGTGCAGGCCGGTCTGCCGATGGGAACCGTCGCCCAACGCAACCAGCGCACGGGGCAGATCAACGTCGTCAGCAAGCCGGACGCGCCCGCGGGCTTCCGCTTCAAGCAAGACGGTACGCTCGAGCCGATTCCGGGCGGCCCGAAGCCGGCCGGCGCCGCGGCCACCGAGGACGAGCGCAAGGCGGCCGGCTGGCTGAGCCAAGCAGCCAACGCCTACGCCAACATGGAGAAGGCGCTGCAGGACGACTCGTCGGCGAACGAGCCCGGCTTCCTGGAGACCTATATCCCGATCGACGAGATCGCGAACCGCACTCGCAGCGACGAGCGCCAGCGCTATGTCCAGGCCTCCAGCTCGTTCGGCGAGGCGGTGCTGCGTGCCGCGACCGGCGCCGGCGTGAACCGCGACGAGGCCCTGCAGAAAGTTCGGGAGCTGACTCCGCAGCGCGGCGACAGCCAGGGCGTGCGCGACCAGAAGCGCGCGGCGATGACCGTCTACCTCGACTCGCTACGCACTCGGGCCGGGCGCGCCGCTCCGGCGGCCGCGCCGGCCACGCAGCCAGCCTCCGTCGCCCGTCCGCAGACTGAAGCCGACTTCGCCGCCCTCCCGTCCGGTGCGACCTACATCGACCCCGACGACGGCCGTACCTACCGGAAGCCCTGACCCATGCCGCGATTCAAAGGTATTCCCGTCGATGCCGCGCCGGCTCCGTCGGAGGCACCGCGCGCGGGTGGCCGCTTCGGCGGCATCCCGGTCGAAGCCCCTGCGGACTTCGGCGACGTCACTACTTCATCGTCGACGACGGCCCAGGTCCCGAAACAGCGCACGACCGGCGAGAAGCTGGTGCGCGAAGTCGGCGGCCTGGGGCTGCGCAACGTGGTCGAGGGTGCCGCCGACCTCGCCGGCATCGTCACCGACCCGCTGATCTCGGGCTGGAACGCCTTGACCGGGGATACGCAAGTCCCGACGCGCCAGGCCTGGGGCAATGCCCTGACCGCGATAGGCGTCCCCCAGCCCGAGACCGAGGGCGAGCGCGTCGCTGGCGACATCGGTCGAGCGCTGACCGGCACCGCACTCACGATGGGCGCCGGGACCCTGCTGCAGGGAGGCCGTACCGCCGCCGCCGCGCCGTCCGGCTTGAGCCGCCTTGGGGACCTACTGACGGCCCAGCCGGTGCAGCAGGTGATCGCGGCCGGCGGCGGTGCCGCGGCTGCCGGGGCTGCGCGCGAGTCCGGCGTCGGCGCTGGTGGGCAAGCATTGGCCGGACTGGCTGGTGCCCTTACGCCAGCGGGGCTTGGAGCCCTCGGTGCTGCGAGCCTGCGCGGACTCGTCCGTGGGCCAGGCTTCAAGCCGAGCAATCCGTCGAAGTTGAGCGGCCTTCAAAAGATGCAGCAAACCGTCGGCGACTTCGCCGCGGTGGGCGCCACACCGTCGGTCGGCCAGGCCTCCGGAAATCGAGCAATACAGGGGTTGGAAAACCTTCTTGCAGGAGCCCCAACTAGCACTGGCGTCTTGTCTCGATTCGCGGAGCGCCAGGCCGACGACATCGGCGGTGGGCTCCAGCGCCTATCAAACCTATTGGCGCCGAATGCGAGCGCCGAGCGCGCCGGCCGCGCCATCGAGAGGGGGGCGGAGACCTTCGCCAACAACACCAAGGCGATGAAGCGTGCGCTCTACTGGCAGGCCGATCAGTTCATCCCGGGTAGCACGCAGATGCCGCTGGCGAGGACGCAGCGAACCCTGCAGGAACTGACCACGCCCGTCACCGGCGCCGAGGCCACCACCGGGGCACTCATCAAGCCGCGCATCCAGCAGATGGCGGAGAACCTGACGGCCGACATCGCCGCGGCGCAGGCCACCGGCGGCGCCGGGATCCCCTACGAAGCCGTCAAGAAGATCCGCAGCGAGATCGGCGAGCAGCTGTCGGACTTCACGCTTTCGGCGGATCGGCCGACCGCCGAACTCAAGCGGCTGTATGCCTCGCTGTCTCAGGATCTAGAGGAGGCGGCTCGCGCGGCTGGGCCCCAGGCCGAGCGCGCGGCGCGCCGCGCCAATAACTACACGCGCGCGGCCGCCGATCGGATCGAGCAGGTGCAGCGCGTCATCGACAAGAACGGCGGCCCCGAGCATGTCTTCAACGCCGCGATGAGCGGCACGCGGGACGGTGGTACGACGTTGCGCGCGGTGATGCAGTCGTTGCCGAGGGAAGGGCAGCAGGCGCTCACCGGAGCCGTGATCAAGCGCATGGGCCTGGCCACGCCGGGAGCGCAGGACGCTGCGGGCGACGTCTTCAGCTCGAGCACCTTCATGACCAACTGGAGCAAGCTCAGCGCTGAGGCCAAACGCTCGCTATTCGACCGCTACGGAAAGGACTTCAGCGCCAACATGGATCGCATCGCGCGCGTCGCGAGCAACATCAAGGAAGGCAGCAAGGTCTATGCGAACCCGTCGGGGACGGCGAACCGTGCAGCGGCTTTGACCTATGGCGGCGCGCTGGTGGGGTCGATGTTCGACCCGTCGCTCGTCTCGTCTGGGGGGTTGGTCCTGGGCGGTGCCGCGGCGAATGCGGCGGCTCGATGGTTTACGAATCCGACTGTGGTTCGATGGCTCGCCCGATCCACTCAACTACCCAGAGGCGCACTTCTGCAGGCCACGCGGCAGGCGCTTGCAGAAGCGGAACGCACGGGTGATGCGGATCTCGCCGATGCAGCGCAGCAGTTACAGCGCGCCGCTAATGCCCAAAGCGAGTAGCGCAAATGCGGTGACCAGCATCAGGGGAATGACCACGGCGCCGCCAATCGCCAGCAATCCGGCATACCACGGGACAGGGTTGGCCCGCTCCCAGTCTGCACGTTTGATTTCGCTCCAGGCTCGGTGGGCGTCGTACCCGGGTTCTTTGCGATGCATCGTCATGCGACCTCCATCAATCCGGGTAAATTCCGAGGTCCTTCAGGTCACGGCGGTGTTGACGCAGTGCGCGATCTGTCTCGCTGTCCTGCTCATTGCCGGCGGGCTGCTGCGCAAGCTCGAGGGCCTGGCGAGCGTCTTCTCTCGCTTGTTTCAAATCCTTCTCGACTCGATCGAGGCGCTGGGCCAAAGCGGCCCAGCCTGCGATACCCGCCAAGACCGCAAATCCGATTAACCAACCCATGACGCCCTCGAATGCCTGGGCGCCCCGATGGCGCCTGCGCGCCAATCCTACCGCACCCCGACGAACCCGGCCTTGAGCCGGGTTTTTGCTTTCTGGAGCCCCGAAAATGGCAGCTTTCCGTGTGCTGGACCCGTTCCAGACCTTCTTCAACCTCGACAGCACGGCGCCGGCGGCGGGCGGGCGGGTGGACTTCTTCGAGTCCGGGACGAGTACCCCAAAGGCGGTGTATGCCGACCCGGGCCTGACGACCAGCAACGGCAGCTCGATCGACCTCGACGCCGCCGGCCGGCTCGAGGTGGACTGCTGGGGCGACGGCGCTTACCGGGTCCGGCAGTACGACGCCGACGACACCCTGGTGAAGGAGCTGGACAACATCCAGCCGACGACCAGCAGCGGCCTGGAAATCCCGACCCCGCTGGAGGCCGGCGCGGTGCTGAGCAACGACGGCGCGCTGCTGCAGTGGCTCCTGGCCCTATTCCTGCCCGATCCGACAGGCCAGGCCGGGAAGTGGCTCCAGACCGACGGCACCGGGGCTTCGTGGCAGCCGATCACCATCCCCACGCCGGCGGCGCCGGACATCGTGCTGACCGGCGACGGCTCGGCCGGCAAGATCCAGATCGGCACGAGCGCCGTGGCGCGCAAAGCCGTGATCTTGTGGGGTAGCGACACGATGGCGGCGAGCGGTCAGACCGCGGCGGCTGGCAGCTTCAGCTTCACCGGAGGCTTCGCGTTCGACGAGGCGCCTTTCGTTCTGCCGATCGGCCGGTCGAACACCGTCGCAGCCGAGGGACAACTGCCTGCGGTCGCAGTCATCGGCTCCACACCGTCGGGCTTCTCGCTCGCCATGAACACCGACGACTACACCCGCAACGGCTCGCGCATCAACTCGTCGGTGCCGTTCGGCTGGATCGCGATCGGCTTCAAGACGGTCTGACCGTGGCCATCGGCATTCCTTCGTCGCAAGAGCGACTGATCGACATCGGCCGGGACGGCGTGCCGCGGCCGACCGCCGCCTACTTCCGCTTTTGGCAGGCCCTGGCGCGCGCGGCGGCGAGCAGCGGCGTCAGCTCCGACGAGTTCCGCGATCTGCTGCTCTACCTGGGGTCGACGGATGGGACCCTCAGTGGGCTGCCGCCGTTCTCGCCCAGGGACTACATGCCGATCACGGCGAACGTCCTGGGCGATTACTCGGTCGAGACGAACGGCATCCTGTCCCAGGGCATCGTCTCGATCACCCTAGTCAACGACGAGTTCGAACCGCTACCGACGCACTACTACGGCACCGGCGCCGATGGCCAGCGCGGATACAAGGCCGTCGCAGGCGCATTCGTGCAGGGCGAGGGCATCGCGCTCACGGTGGACACGGTCGGCGTCACCGAGATAGCGCTCGCCGGCCTGGCCGATGCCGGCGGCGGCGAGATCCGCAAGTTCGACCGCGACGCGTTTGGTCGTGTCTCTGGCACCAGCGCCGCCACGACCGACGACTTGGCCGAGGGCGTCAGCAACCTCTACTTCACCACCGAGCGCGCCCAGGACGCGACCGGGGCGGCGATTGCAGCCGGCACCGGCGATGGCGTGACCCTGGACTACAACGATGGCGCCAACGCGATCAATGCGACGAACACGGACAAGGGCAGCGTCGCGGTCGCGGCGCACGAAGCCGCCGCCGATCCGCACCCCCAATACGCCACCCACGGCGAGGCTCTATACCTCGTCTCGCTGAGGTTCTGATGATCCTGCTCAATAACCTTCAGTCGCTGCAGATTCTGCTCGCCGGCGCCGTTACAACGGCCCAGCCCCAGTTCTATGCGGGTTACGTCGACCTGGCCGCGGGCGCGCTCACAACGCCGGCGCCGGTGACCGGGACCACGAACAGCACGACCGCGGTCACCTGGGTAGCGGCGCCGGCGGCGAGCACTGTGCGCCAAGCCAAGTACCTGAGCCTCTACAACGCCGACACCGCGGCGGTCACGGCTACGGTCCGGGTCAACGACAACGGCACCTTCCGGACGTTGGCCGTCGTGACGCTGCGCCCTGGCGAGACCCTGGAATATGCGGACGGCGTCGGTTTCGAGATCAAGACGACCTCCCTGTCGACCTCGGCGATCTCGTACGGCACGTATGCCGCGCGCCCGGCGGCCTCGGCTGCGCCCAACACCGTCTACTTCGCGACGAACGTCGGCGAGACCTATATCTCGAACGGGACCACCTGGACGCTGCTGCCCGCAGGTGGGTCCGAACTCGGCTATGCCGAGATCACCTCGACGTTCAGCACGGCGTCGACGACCGCGGTGGACATCGCCGGTTTGAGCGTGACCGTTGTCGTCGGTGAGCGGCCGATCGTCATGGCCTATGGCGGGAACCTGCGCAATACCAACGCCGGCGGCTACGCCCGATTGCTTGCGATCGCCAACGGGGTCAACTCGTCGAACCTAACGATCCTCGGCACGGCCGGATTTCAGGCCATGAGCCGCGAGACTCGGATTTCGGGGCTGACGCCGGGGACGTCGTATACCTTCAAGCTTCAGTTGATGGCGATCACCGCAGGCACGGCCGAGCTTTACGCCGACGCCAACGATAAGCCCTATCTGCAGGTCCGCACCGCATGATGTGGACGAGCGCAGGGGCAGGGCGCGTGTTCGCCGGCGAGCAGGACGTCATCATTCGACCGACCAATTTCGGTCCGGCGGGGCCCGGCGTGATCTACGTGCACGGCGCCGAGGGCGAGCCCGGCGGCGGCCTGACCTGGATGAAGGTCCCGCAGCGCATCCCGCTGTTGCGCGCTATCGCCGGCGCCGGCCATACGATCGTTTCGGCCGACCTCGGCGGCGTCGCCACCTGGGGCAACGACACGGCGCTGGCGCGGATCAGCGCGGCGCGGGCCTACCTGCAGTCCCTGAGCGGCGTCAGCGCCGGGCGCGTCATCCTGGTCGGGCAGTCGATGGGCGGGCAGAACGCATTCGTCTGGGCGAAGAACAACCCGTCCCTGGTGCACTGCGTGGTCGCGATCATCCCCGTTATCGACCTGGCCGACATACGCGATAACCGCGGGCTGGCCGCCTCGATCGACAGCGCCTATCCCGGCGGCTACAACCAAGCGACGATGGGCGCAGCGCGCAATCCCGCGACCTTCGCCGCGGCCGGAGCCCTGAGCGGCATCCCAATCCAGTGCTGGTACGGGGCGACCGATGCCCTGTGCCTGCCGGCCTTCACCCAGGTCTTCGCAACGAAGGCCGATGAGTGCGAGCTGCACTCCGTCCCCGGCGGCCACGCCGAGGACACCGCCGGCGCCGTCGACCCGGCCACGGTCCTGGCTTTCCTCAGGGCTCACGCTGGCTAATCTCGGCCCCTGAGACCGCCGGCGCTACGATGCCGGCATGGTCTCCCTACCGCCCGGCCTGGTCCCGCCCGACGTCGCCTCGTTGCCTGAGCTGCCGCCAGGCTTCGCCTGGTGCCTCCCTCACGTCCAACAGCATCGACGGCCTACGCCCGCTGCGCGGCACATCGTCGTGCTCGGGCACCCGATGTTCGTCGCCGCAGTGTCTGAGGGGGTAGGGCGCTGGTCGACCAACCTCGGTACCCATCGCAAGCTCTACAGCCACCGGCTCTACCGCGAGTTCGGCAGCCGCGACGCGGCTTTGCGCTATGTGGCCGCCTGGGCGGCCAAGTACGCGGACCGGATCGTCGCCGAGATAGAGGGGGCTTGAGGCTAGGAAAACGTTCCGCAATTTCCGAGGCCCCCTTGCTAGGCAAAGGTTTCAGCGGGCTCAAACGAAGCCGTTTGCGGAACGGAATTGGAGTCGATCCATTGGTGCATATGGATTCTTCGCTGGACTTTTAATCTTTTGGTCGAAGGTTCGAATCCTTCACGACCCACCAAATTACAAGGGGTTTCATCAAAACCCCCGTTTCCGCAATTACGGAAACTTTCCGCAACTCATTTCGTCGGGGTGACCTTGTCGCCCCTGCGGTTGCGGATGTACTGCTCCGTCATCGTCACGGAAGCGTGCCCCAATTGCTTCTGAGCCTGCCGGATGTCGCCGGCGGATTCCGCCTTGTCGGTGGCCGCCTTCGCGCGCAGGTCGCGCACCTGGAAGGCTGCCTTGGGCACCCCGGCCAGCCTTCGCGCCTTGTCGAAGCGATAGCGAAGCGCGCCAGGGGCGAGCGGGCGGCCGTCCTCATCGACGATCAGCCTCGTGTGGTAGACCTCGCATGCGCGCTTCCTGGCCCTGATCCGCTCGATCACCTGCGCCAGCTGCCCTTCGACCGAAATCCGACGCCGCTCCCTCGTCTTGCCCTGCTTGAGGTGCAATAACCCATCGCGAATGTCGGTGTCGTCGTATTTGCGGGTGTCTGCTGGCCGCTGCCCGCAGAGATAGGCCAGGTCGAGCGCGTCGCGCAGCGGCTGGTCTGCCTGCGCATAGACCGCGGCGAACACGTCGTCCTCGACGTACACGTCCCGGCCGCGCTCTTCGCTACCCTGGATGCCCTTGCACGGGTTCTCCGCGTCCGTATAGCCCCACTGCCGCGCCTTGTTCCACATGTGCGACAGCAGCGCCTTCTCGCGGTTCGCGCGCACCTTCGCTTTGGTGCTGTGTTCCGTGCGCCAGTCCAGATACTGGGCGACGTGCATCGGCCGCATGCTCGCAAGCGGCGCCGGCGGCGAACCAAAGAACTCGCGCAGCTTGGCCAGTTCGCTGAGGTTAGACGTCTGCGTGCTCTCTGCCTTCGTCGGGATCACCTCGCGGGTGTAGCGATCGGCCAGGTGCGTGAAGGTGATGATGTCGGGCACGGAGTGCTGTGCGGATTCCAGTTCAGCCCAACGTCGGACGGCCTCCGCATATACCCTTCCGAGCGAAAGCTCGCCAGGCTTCTTGGGGCGTTGGTCGTAAAAGTAATAGGTGACCTTGCCGCGGACACGCGCACGCATGCGCGGGGGCAGGTTATGGAACCTGGATCGCTTCCGCCCCATCGTCAGCTCGCCTTAGAAAGAACTCGCGGGGTCCAGGCTTTCGGGTCGCGGGCGGCCGGTGTGCCGTCGACCGCCGAAACGGGCACGACAGGCCACCCAGCCGCGTTGATCGAATGGCGGATGCCGTTCTGAAGCAGGTTTCGGATCTGTCCCGCCTTGGTATGCGCGCCGGTCAACTCGGCAACCTCGCCATGCGATCCGGGCGTTAGAAACAGTCGGTCGGCAGCCCCCATCACCCCTCCCCGCGCCGAGCGCTGGTATTCGTGGTTGTCATGCTGTCGAGATAGGCCCCGATCACCTCAGCCGCGACTTGCGGGACGATCGCGTTGCCGTAGGCGCGCAGGCGTCCCACTCGGGCGGGAACCCCATGAGCCAGCAGACGAATGCTGGGTTCAGGTGTCCGACGGTATTTGCCGTCATGGCCGGCGACCCATCCACCGTCACTCCATGGGCTGCTACTGCGTCGTTGAGGTTCGACCGTTTCCCGCCAAGGCTCTGCTCGCCCTTCCAGCGCTGCGGCATCCCGCCTCGATGATCCGAGTTCTTCGCCGTTGGCCACAGGGCCATTGCCTGTGCCGCTAAGTCCGGTGATCGACCGCGCTCCACTTCCTTGCGGGCACCTTCCGGCGTGCGGATCGACTTGTCCGCCGATGCCGTTGGCGTCGCCCATAGCGAAAGCGCGAGCATCATTGGCAGCGTCTTGCCCTTCGGATTCGCGGCCCAGGCTGCGTAGAACTCCGGCGATGCGCTCTCGCTGCGATAGTCCCGCGCTGCTGGTGTCGGCCACAAACCAAAGGCGGTCGCGTCGGTGGGGCGCATCGACGGCACAAGCCGGGACAACGACGCCCCGCCCGGCGTAGTCGATGCTTTCCAGGTCAGCGAGCACTCCGTCGAGCCAGTTCTTGCCAACCGCTGCCGCAACCTGCTCTCCCATGAAGACAGCGGGCCGTCGGGCACTGAGCAGGCGGAAAAGGTGGGGCCACAGATGCCGATCGTCAGCCTGGGCTTTGCCTTGACCGGCGACGGAGAACGGCTGGCACGGGGGCGAGCCGGTCCAGATTTCGCGGTCGTCGGGCCAACCGGCGGCACGGGCTGCGAGAGCCCATCCGCCGATGCCGGCGAAAAAATGACATTGCCGAAACTGTCGGAGGTCAGCGGCCTCCACGTCGACGATGGATCGTTCATCCACTTCTCCAGGAGGGATCAGGCCGGCTTCAATGAGATTGCGCAGCCACTGCGCGGCGTATGGGTCGAGTTCGTTGTAGTAGGCCGTCATGCTTTGCTCCACGGCCATTTGAAGTTGAAGATGTCTTGGGCGAAGCACCACCAGCGGACCGGGACCCAGGCGGGCAGCCACGTCGGGATCGAGTTCACTATCTCGACCACGTCCAGACCGTCGGCGCGCCATTCGTCGAGGTATTTGGGGTCGCCATAGAAGTTGAAGCCCCACTTTCGGCGCTCGCCCTTGACGGTTACGGAGAGGAGCTTCTTAGCCATGCCCATCCCCCTCGGCGGCGCGGGCGGCGTCGAAATACTGGCGGTTCTTGCAGTTGGCGAAGTCCCCACGCCGGCAATTGCCGCAACGCGAGCAAGCCCCGTCTGCACGCGGCGGCCGCGGCGTCGAAACCCACGGCCGATTTAGGGCTCGCCACTTCTCTGCATCCTCGCGATCTTTGGCCGCATCCTCGGCGTCCTGCGAGGGCGGGGCGGTAACCCGCGCATAGGCGAAGCCGGCGCGGACGGCCTCCACCACCCATAGGTGGGGCTCGAAATCTAAGCCGGCCTCTCGCACGTAGGCGTGATCCTTCCCGTGCTTGTGGGCGCAGACCTTGGCGATTTCGTCGGCGTCGCTGAGGCTGAGCGCCACCGCCTGCGCGCCCTCCGGCGCTGCGGCGTCGATCTCCGCCGCATGTTGCTCAATGAACGTAGCCGCATCCTTGAAGACGCCGTGTCCATTACCTGCTCTTGCGCGGTCGGCCCATGCACGAAACGCCTGCGCAAGCGCGCGGTCCGATGACTTAGTCATAGCTGGGCTCCTCCCGGAATCGTGACGGGCTCCAATCGCACACTTCGTCGGCCGGTATGTGGCCGAACATCAGGACGCAACGCCGGCAGTGGAAGCAATCGGCGCAGGTCTTGCCGTCTGGCAGGTCCATGTCGTCCCCCTGGCGCTTCATAGGTTCTCGGCTATCCATTTCACTCCCCCTGCTTCAGCGCGGCGCCGATGGCGGTGCGCAACTTCTCGGCGCTCCAAAATGCGACGTTCTCGCTGTCGCCGGGATCAACTTCGAGGCGGATGCGAAGACCGCGCACGAACGAAACAGGAACGGGCACGGTGTGCTCGCTGTCGTGATAACCCGGCCTCAACTCGGTGTAAATTCCTGCGTCCTGAAGGTTGGTTGTGTAGCCCGCATTGTCCGGCCCCCACCACACGACCGGCGCGCCGGGCTGCGGTCGCTTGAAGCTCGCGAGGTAGTAGCCGTCGCTCGCCTCATCGACCAACACCGCAGGCGCAGCTGCACGTGTGTCGGACAGTTCGCCAGCCCTGAACGTCTCGGTGACGTCGCCCGGGGCCGACCACAAGTCCGGATAGATCGGCATCGCCGTCGTGCTGTCTATGAAGGTGCGGATCGGATGGTCGTAACGGCCTTGCCTGATGTTCGGCCCACCGTCGTTCGGCAGCTCGATGTAGAGCGCGAGGCCGGTGGTCGATCCGGTTTCGTCGGACCCACTCGGGTCCGGGGTGATGTCGGCCGGCAACCAAGCGCCATCCGGGACCGGCACGATGACATCTGCGAGTTCAGCCCCCTGCGCAGCGGGCGCGGCGGCGAGCATGGCATCGCGGCAGGCATTCCAGCCCGCGTGCTCCGCGTGCTTCTCGCGCCAGGCTGCGCGACTGATAAAGCCATCCATGCCGAACGCAGTCGGCTTCGGCTCCGGCGCCATCCCGGCCGGCGCGGTTGCGGTGCCTTCCTCAGCTTCCATGCACTCGCGCAGCGTCATCGGGTGCTTGTACTCGCCGTCCAGTTGATCGTCGGGGATGTCGGCGGGCGCTGTCGCAGTTGGCTGGGCCGCATCCGCCATGCACCCGGGACAATCCGAAAGCATGTCGGTCTCGCATGAGTGGCGGACTCGCGGCGCCTGCGCCTCGCCGGCGGCGGTGAGGAGGGCAACAACCTCAGCGGCAACCGACTCCGTCTTCTCGCGCAAGCCGTGCCCAATACGATCAGCAAGCAACTTCGCGACTTGGTCTCGCAATCCGCTATCGGTGTTATTCATCGCCTTCATCCTCATCTTCGCTGAGGTAAGCGAGAGGATTGAAGCCGATGATCGTTTCATTGCCAAACAGCTTTTCCAGGGACTCGATCAAGGGCTGGTCATCCGACATCAGCTTGATCATGCCGGGGCTAAATTCGCATTCAACTTCAGAGTGCTTGCCGAGCACTTCGCCGAAATAGCACTGCCGGCCATAGGCGCCTTCCAAGTCCTCTTTGTTGGCGATGAAAAGACCTTCGATCTGGCCCATCCGCCCGTAGTTCAAAGCGAACACGTAAAGGTTTTTGTTCATTCCCCATCCCCTTCGTTGAGTGCGACGCGCATAGCGCGGCTCGCGTACTGATCGGTGATCGTTCCAGATGCCAGCAGGACGGAAAGCCGACCCACCTTCGCCTCGGCCGCTTCGGCGCGCTCAGTAATTCGGCAGCCTGCTGCGATCAACTGCGCCTCGCGCAGGCGCAACTTCTCCACCTCCTGCCGCAGCGCGTCGTAGTCGGCGGCGAGGACGTAGTAGCCGGTGGGCGATTCCTCCACGAATCCATGTCGGCACCCGCACCGTTCGTCGCTCGTGCGCTCACCCGTGAACAGGTGAAAACGTGCAACCGGCCTCGCAGCGTCGTTCGGGGTGGCCACCTGCACCGGAGGCGCGCAGCCGCCGCAGTCGATTGAGGTCATGTCGTTCTCCTCCGCGCGGTCGGCCTTCTTCAAATCGGCGATCAGCGGGATCAGGTTGTAGAAGCGGTTAGCGATGGCCTTGTCGCCAGCCTTCCCGCGCACTTGATAGAAGTCGCCGTCGAACAGCGTTTGTTCGACCAGTGCTCGGTAAGCGGCGGCGCGTTCGGTGGTCACATCGGTTCCTGGGGCGAGGCCGGCACGGCGGGGGGAGGGGTCGGAGCCGTGCCGGCGCCGCGATTGGTCAAACGGTGAGGCGATCGAGCAGCGCCGAGATCCGCGAATTGATGTCGCGCTGCGACCCGATCCGGTCGTCGAGGTTCTGGCACAGCGACGACGGACCTATCGGCGATCCAGTCGCCCCACCGCTGGCTTCGGGAATCGGGTTCTGGTCGAGGATCGAATCGAGCCGATCCTCGAGATCGGCCAACCTCTGATGCGTGGTGTTCTGGTAATCGCGCAGGTCGATCAGGCGAGTGAGCGTCGGGGATACCGGCTTCGGTACGGCGGCCGGGCTGAATTCACGGGACGGATTGGCTTGGATCTGGTTCATGGCGCCCTCCTGGGGCTGGGTGGATGCGGTGGCCGACGCTAGACGCCGCCGCCGCGGTCAGTTGCTCGGCTTCGTCAGCGTGATGTCGACGACGTTCTGGATGGCCTGGCAGAGCGCGCCGCTCGCATCCGCGTCGGGATGGCAGGTCACGCTGAAGGTGATCGCCACGCTGCCGCCGTTGATCGGCTCGAAGGTGAAGTTCGACAGCTCGACGTCGGAGAGCGTCAGAGGCTCGGACGACTCCAGGCCGGCGCAGATCTCCAGCACGTAGCCCGGGAACTTCTCGTCCAGCTTCAGCGGCTTCAGGTTGGGCTGCGCGAGCGCGGTAAGGTCGTCGTCGTCCGCGAACGGCAGGCCGGGCTGTTCGCCGACGCCGGGCTTGCGGTACAGGAACTTGCGATAGCCCGGGTGGAACTCGTTGAGGACCGAGCTGTGCGCCGTCAGCTCGAACTTGATGTCGCCGGCCGGCTTGTTCTCGTCGCCGTGCTTCTCGGCGCGCGGGTTGAAGCTGGCCATCTTCGCGGTGTGCTGGGTGACTTCGAACACGGTTGCTACTCCTGTTGCGGAGGGAAAAGGTCGACGCCCGCCGCGCTGCGCGGCTCACGGTTTCCGGCAGCGGCGCCGGACGTCGAGGGGAGGGGTTACTGCTGGTCGAGCTCCAGCGCGTCGCGGCGGGCCTCGTAGACCGCGACGAGGTCGCGCTGCTCGTCGGCCGACAGCTCGCGCACCAGGTCGAAGGCGTCGTTCAGTTCGTCGACGGTCTCGGCCGCTTCGAGCTGCGCGCGCACGGTGGCGGCGTTGATATCGGGCATCCCGTTGTTGGCATCGGCGAGCGGCTTGGCGGCAGCGGCACCCTTGGCATCCGCATCGGCAGCGATCTTTTTCAGTTCGTCCGGACAGCCCTTCGACCCACCGATAGAACGCTGGTGGTCCTTCGGGATCGCCGACCAAGTCGAGCGGAGATTGTCCATGCCGCCACGTGCCGCGGCGTCCAAACGAGCACGTGAGCCAGCTACCGTGTCGCCCTCGTCGAGCTTCTTGATGCGCGTCTGCTCCTTGCGTCCGCGCGTCGACGTCAGCGCTATCACGATGTCTGACTTGATGTGCGAGAGGTGGCTGATGCGAATCCCGCCGACCTCCTCACCGCCGAACTTTACGTCCGGTCGGTTGAAGATCGTCATGCTGCGGCCAACCCAGTCCCTGCCGTCACTGCCCCACGCGAAAACCAGGACCTTGCGCATCGACTTGCACGGCTTGAACGGCCTGCCGCCCTCGCCTTCATAGTGGATGGTTACGGGCTGGTCCTCTCCGCTACCACGCCGAACCTCGGTGACGGTGATAGTGATCGGGCCGCCGAGCAGCTGCTCGGAATTCAGCTGATCGGACTTCGGGATGATGGTGTCCCGAAGGTCGGAAACGTTACTCGACATAGCTAATCTCCATTGCGTCGCCGTACGCCCAAGCAGGCAGCGTCAGCTCTTGAACTTCAGGGCCGTAGCCCGGCCAGTGATCTGCAGTAAGGCAATCAGCCATCGTCTGGACGGCTTCTTGGCGGAGCTCGAATCCGCGCGATTCGCTCGCAGCATCGAGCGCGTACACCGCGGCCAGATACGGGGGGGCTTTTTCCTGGGCTACGATCAGGTATCGATCGAATGATTCACCGACAGCGTCCGCGCCAGAGCAGTAGTGCGCTTGCTGGATGTGGTAGCTGTACTTAGCTACTGACTTAGCGAAACCAGCAGGGCTCGCATCATCCGTCGATTTTAGATCCACGCCGATGCGCTTCCTGCGCTTCCACCGGTCGATACGGGCCTTGCACTGAACGCCAGTTACCGGATCGGTCCATCGAATCGTGACCTCGTTCTCGCCGTCGTCGTCGAACAACAGTGCGTTCGTAAGTGGGTTGGCTACCAGCGCCGAACGCATTGCTTCGATGCGATTTGCTTCGACCCGCGAAAGTACGGTCTTGCCTGCGTTTGTTGCGTCCCAGTCATTCCAGAATGCGACGCGCTCGACACTCGATTTGCTGGGCTTCTTGGCGTTGCGCATCGCTTCGGTAGGCCGCGCCGGGGCGTCTTCAGGCTCCGGGGCAAAATCGATGGCATAGCGGTGTGGCTCGAAGATCCGGCAGTGATAGGCCCGGCCGAACAAGAGCGCGGGCGTCTCGTGGTCGTGCGTCGAATCGACCCACACGCGATAGTGCGCTGGGGTCTTTTCGTGCAGCAATTTGAGAACGGTGGATGAGCACACACCAATTTCTCGGCGGTGGTACTCGGCCGCCGGCACGTCGAGCAAGATTTGACCCCGCAGCGACTGTTCGGCCACACGCGCGTTCATTCCTGCGAAGCCTCCGCGGTCGCGTCGATGACCTTCTTGCCCATGCTGACCAGCTTCACGAGCTCGGTCTGCGTGGCGACGTTGGCGGCGTAGCGGTGGCGGACGACGGCCGAGATCGCCTGCGCCTTGCTCGTCGCGCTGACGAGTTCGGTGCCTTCGATTCCTGCGGTCTTGTCGTCGACCAGGTAGATGCGGGTGCTCATCGGGTGGTGCTCCTTGGGGTGGGTGGATCAGATTTCGGGCTTGCGGCACGCGCTCAGGACGAACGCGACGATCGTGATCAGGCCGGCGAGCGCAGCCAGTGCGCCCAGCACGTAGGGGTGCGGGAAGAACAGCGCGAAGGCGAGGCCGGCCATCAACGCCCAGGAACACGCGTACGCGAGGTAGTCGCGCCAGGTCATCGGCAGCGACAGCTCGCGGCCCTCGCGCGGGTTCGGTTCGATCTGGGCCGTCATGACGGTCAGGCCGCGGCTTTGTCGAGAGCAGCGAACAGGGCGTCGCGCTCAGCGATCCACGCCGCCGACCTCGCCGCCGACCACGCCGCCGACCACGCCGCCGACTCCGCCGCCGACCTCGCCGCCGACCTCGCCGCCGACCACGCCGCCGACTCCGCCGCCGACCACGCCGCCGACTCCGCCGCCGACCTCGCCGCCGACCTCGCCGCCGACCTCGCCGCCGACCTCGCCGCCGACCTCGCCGCCGACCTCGCCGCCGACTCCGCCGCCGACCTCGCCGCCGACCTCGCCGCCGACTCCGCCGCCGACCTCGCCGCCGACCACGCCGCCGACCTCGCCGCCGACCACGCCGCCGACTCCGCCGCCGACAGCTCGCACGAGTTGCCGCCGGCAGCGGCCTCGTGGGCGCGTCGGCCAACTTCCAGCGCGGCAATGACGCTCTGAATGGCTTCGGTCACGGCATGGGCGTGCTTGGCTTCCAACGCCTTACGCTGCTCGACGAGCATTCGGTCGATACGGGCGACGGCCAGCCAATGCTGCACCGGCTCCAAGTTGACCCCGACGGGGATTCGCTTCGCGAGTTCGACATGGAAGCTGGCGCGCTCGGCCTGCGGCAGACCCTCGAACATGGAGTCCTGCAGCTGGATCAGCCATTCGGGAAGCCCGCGCGCTTCGGCGACGATCGCGTGCCAGTCGCCGTACCTTTCCGGATCGATGTCGTGCGCGAAGCAGCCGACGGAGCAGCCGCGGAATTCGGCACCTTTGCCGGTCCCGTAGGTACCGGACGCCAGCATGTCCGCTGCGGCGTGGTGCTCGGCCTGGGCGACGTGCTCGGCCTTGAGGGCGGCGTCGCCGTGGAAGGAGAGGACGGTTTCGATGGTGGTCATGGGTTCGATTCCTTCGGGTTGGGTCAGGCGCGAGGAGCGCGCGGTTCTTTGGCAAAGGCGGTAAGGACGCAGCGAGGGCGCTGCTCCGCGTACTGGCGCAGGTCTTTGCGCGCGGCTTCGATGTCGAGCCCGTAGGGATGGCCCAGTTCGGCGATCCGCGCGTCGCTCAGCGCGTCGACGACCGCTAGGGCCTCGCGGATTAGGCCGCGGGACTCGCGCGCCCGGGCTTCGTGGGTGCGGGTCATGCGAGCGCACTCCACCTGCGGCCGCTTCGGATGTCTCGGATCGTTCTGCGCGCGACGCCATGCTGCATAGCGATACGGCCATGACTACCGGCGGCGGCTCTGATCGCGCGAACTTGTTCGGCAGTAAGGATTGCGCGCCCGTTCCTCTCGCCTTGGTGGTTGTTGCGGCCTTTCGCCGCGCGATCTGCGCTGTTCTCAGCGTTTGTGCCAAGAAAAAGATGCGCCGGGTTTACGCACGCCGGGGTATCGCACTTGTGGCAGACGCACAGCCCTTGCGGGATAGGGCCAACGAGATTTCTGTAGAAGAATCGATGAGCGGTTTGAGTCCGCCCGTTCTTGCTGAATTTTCCGTACCCGCCGGTGCTCCACGACCCGGAAAACAGCCAGCACCCGGCTTCCGGAACGGGGATATAGCTCAGGAGACGATCCGCATCGCTGGGCGATTTCATGCCGCCACCGCCTGCGCGACGAGCTGCGCGCGTGCGGCCTGCGCGGCCGCGATGTGCTGGTCCCATTGCTCGACGGTCAGCGTCAGCGACACCGTCTCGTGCGAGGTGCGTACCCACACCGTGCCGTCGTCGTCGTCCATCAGGCGCGACTCGACGCGGCGGTCCTCGCCCAGGATGTGAAGGGAAGTGCTCATGCAGCGCGCTCCAGCGCCGATCGCGGCGCTATGTCGGTGGGAAGAGGGGAGGGGCGCATCGCGCGCGCCCGCAGCCGGCGGTACTCGCCCTGCGCGTGACGCCCCAGGAAGCACCGGTACTCGTTCGACGGGTCCCGGCTCAGGCTCAGCGCGTCCGCTCGCTGGCGGCGCAGCTGCTCCAGCACGTCGAGGCTGGTCTGCGGCGCTTCGACCTGGTTGCTGCTCTGCGACATGTCCGTGGACCCCGTTGGCCGTGGCTGGCCTATGGGTCTAGTAAAGCAACGCTTTAGGAATAAATCAAGCGATGCTTTAGTTCGGGGCGAACTTGCCGACGAACGGTAGTTAGGGGCGTCAGCCTAGGAGGGAGGGGGACTTGCCGGGGTCAGTCGTCGATCGACTTGACGATGCAGCCAATTGCGGGAGTGGTCGTGCGGTAAGGCGAGCCGTCGCGTCCCGAGCAGATATAGGTGATCGTGCCCGTGCGTAGCGAGCCTTCCTGTACAGACGCGGCCTGGGACTCAATCAACCTCATGCGAGCTTCATGCGCTTCACGCTCTTGGCGCCTACGCTGCCCTAATTCCAAGCCACGCTGATAACTGCCTGCTATGTCGGGGTACTGCAATTGGGTTTGTGGTGCCGACTGGTACACCCGGGCCGGCTCGGTGTTCGCCACGCAGACGCCGCCATTTTGCATAGCGTCCTGCTGGCAGTTCGATACGACGTAGTAGTGACACATCCGACCGGCATCTGTAGCCACGCAGTAGGGCGCTGATTGAGCCGAAGCGGCGCTGTGCACGAACATCAGAACTACGAACGTCATGTGCTTCATCGCCGGTCCCTCTCTTTTGTTGGTTGACGTAGCGTTGCGGGCTGATTGCTTGAACTTCGCCGAAGCATCGGGATTACATTCCCACCTGGGCCAAGCGGCAGCTCGTGCTGGACTGGGGGAGGCTTCGCGCGACCGTGAGCGGCCTCAATCCTTGCCGACAGCTCTTCGGCTAGCGCCCACAGCTTTCCGTCCGACCATGTCTCCATCCTGCCCCCTGGCCCGAAGCCACTCGCTCATCCGCACCGATGCATCCTCCAGATCGAAATCGGAGGGCTTGTGCGATACGAGGTCGTAGGCCATCAGCAGGATGTCGGCGTTCTCGTCCGAAATGTCGAATCGCGCACCCTGAATCCGTGACACGAAAGACAAAAGTCGCATCGCGAGACGGAGCGTCTCAGGGTCCGGTCGCCCTAGTTGCGACGGTCCGTGAGACGCGCTTTCCGGGTAACGCTCATCGAGGAAGAACTCAACCGGGCGGCCAGTCAGTTGCGCTAGGCGGGGGGCCTTGCGCTTGTCGAACTTTCCAGTGCGGATCCAGCCGGAAACGGCCTGCTCAGTGATGCCGAAGGCTAAGGCAATCCCGGCCTGGGAGTAGGCGCTCCCTTCGATCGCTTCCTGAATTCGTTTGGCGAGAGTGGAGTTATCAAGCATTGCTTGATGATCGCGCCTGCCGCCTGTCGGGCGGAATAAAGCGCCGCTTGACTGTGCGCTAAAGCAATGCTTTAGTTCACTCATGAACGCCATCTCCCAAGCGGTCCAGAAGCTCGAGGGCGGCCAAGCCGCTCTTGCCCGTGAACTGAAGATCACGCCCCAGGCCGTGAACCAGTGGGTGACTGGTCGCCGGCCGGTCCCGGCGCGCCTCGCGCTGAGGATCGAGGAGCTGACCGGGGTGACCCGGCACGACCTCCGCCCCGACGTGTTCGGGCCGCCCGAAACCCCGGACGCCGACCAGGTCAGCGAGGTCGCCTGAAATGCGGCCGCGCACCTCAGCGTTCCCGGCGCCGGCTGGCCCAGGGGAACACCACGACCACAGCAACCCGGCCCGGCAGTGGAGCCGGGCCGGGCGGGGGCAGGCGGCGAATTTCGGTGCCGCCCTCGTGATGGGTGACGGCGAACGCGTTTCCGCAGATGCGGACCAGCTCGGTCACGGGCTGCACTTTTCCAGCTGATTTCACGGGGCTCGGTCCTTCGGGGTCGGGCCTTTATTTCGCCTCGCTGAGGCCTCTCAACCGAACACAACACGCATGAGCCGTCTTGAGCAGCCCTCACTTTTCCAGGTCCCGGTGAACCCTTCGGAGGTCGCCCGGAAGCTGTCGTGGGCGTCCGCGATCGAGCATTGCGCCGAGCTGGCCGGCTACTCGCTGGACAAGCAAAGCAGCTCCGAGATCGGCATGGACAAGGCGCGCTGGTCGCGCATCAAGGCGGGGCAGGAGGGCATCAAGCCCGAGCAGCTCGAAGCCTTCATGGACGCCTGCGGCAACGACGCGCCGTTGCTCTGGCTGATGCACCGCCGCGGCTGGGACCTCAACAGCATGCGCAAGCGCGAGACCGAGACCGAGCGCGCCCTGCGCCTCGCCGAACAACGCATCGCCGAGCTCGAGCGCGACAAACGCGTGCTCGCCGAAGCCATCAGGGGGACCGTCTGATGCACACGCAAAACTTGCCGCCGTTGGAATTCAACCTGACCCCGGGCGATCGCGACAAAGCCGCGTACGCCACCGTCTATCTCGAAGACCGTCGCCGCCGGCTCAACGAGCTAGAGCTGCGCCGTAGGAACGCCGAGGCCGCCCGCCAGCTCGAAGCGGCTCTGGAAGATCTGCCGTGAGCGCCTGCCAGCAAATGGTCGGGAATCCGACCCCCCATGCCTCCGAACCTCGCATGGTCAGGAATCTGGCCGCCCAGTCGCCGGACCCTGCATTCCACCATTCGGAGTGCCACCCCATGAGAGACGAGACCGTTCGAGCTTTGGATGACCAGGCCCTGGATTACGCGATTCGGTGCCTCGCCGAGGTCATCCCAGGCCTGCAGCACACCCTGTCCGTAGCCGTCCGCGAGCAGCGTAGGCGCAGGCGCGTAGAGCGCCATCTCGCGGAGAAGGCGGCAGCTGCACGGGAAGTGGAGCTGGCGCGCGAAGCCCAGATCGAAGACCACAAACAGCATGCGCTCGCTGCCCTACATCGCCGCGACCACGACGACGCGCGGCTCCACACCCTGCTCATGACGCAAGAGATCAACGCCCGTTCCCCCGAGCAGGTCGCCCGAATGGAACAGAAGCGGGGGCTGCGCTGATGCGTGACTACGGAAAGGTGTTTACCCGGTTCTGGGAGAGCGACGACATGCGCTCCCTGTCCGACGACGGGCGCATGCTCGCGCTCTACCTGTTGACCTGCAAGCACGGGACCATCGCCGGCTGTTTCCGGCTCCCCAACGGCTACGTCTGCGAGGACATGCAGTGGGGTTCCGAAAGGGTTGCGAAAGGGTTCCTGGAACTGTCGCGGAAGGGTTTCGCAACCCGCTGCGAGGTCACGAATTGGGTCTGGATCCGCCGCTACCTTGAGCAGAACCCCCTCGAGAACCCGAACCAGCGCAAGGCCGCGGTCAAATTGATCCTCACCGTGCCGGTACGCTGCGCCTGGGGCTCAGAATTCCTTGATTTCTGCGCAGATACGCTCGGGATCGATCCGAACGGCGACGAATTTGGGAACCGTTTTGAAAGGGTTCCGCAACCGTTGCTTAACCAGGAACAGGAACAGGAACAGGAACAGGAACAGGAACAGGAGAAAGAGCACTCTTGTGGATCGACTGACGTCGACCCACCCGCCAAGTCCGATCCGATCCCGTATTCGGAGATCGTCGCCGAGTACAACCGCACGATGATCGGACTGCCGAAGGTCCGTGAAGTCACCGCGAAGCGACGGACCCTGATGCGATCGGCGTGGCTGGCGTCCGATCGGCGACGGTCGATGGACTTCTGGCGGTCGTACTTCGCCGAGTGCCAGGACGAGCCGTTCCTCAACGGCGCCGGCCCCTACCGCGAGCCGCATGCCAGTTGGCGGCCCGACTTCGACTACCTGCTCAGCGCCAAGGTCGTCACCCGAGTCTTCGAGCAGGCGATGGACCGCCTCGAGCGGGAGGCCGAATGAGCGCCGTGATGCACGACGACCGCGACAACGTCTCGACGCTGCGCGTTCCCCCGCAGGCCGTCGAGGCCGAGCAGAACGTGCTGGGCGGGCTGATGCTGGCGCCCGAGGCGCTGTGGCGGGTGATGAATATCCTCAGCGGCGAGGACTTCTACCGCGCCGACCACCGGCTCATCTGGCAGGCGATTACCGAGCTCGCCGACCGCCGCCAGCCGTTCGACGCGGTCACCCTGGGCGATTGGTTCGAGTCTCAGGGCCTGGCTGAGCAGGTGCAGGGCGGGGCGTACCTGATCCAGCTCGCGTCATCGACCTGGTCGGCGGCCAACATCGCGGCCTATGCCGAGATCGTCCGCGACAAGGCGACGCTGCGCCGCCTGATCGAGGTCGGCACCGGGATCGTCAACGACGGCTTCCAGCCCGAGGGGCGCGACACCGCGGATCTGCTGGCCGATGCCCAGCATGCGCTGATCGCCATGCAGCCGAAGCAGCGCGGCGGCCTCCAGCCGGCCAAGGATTCGCTGCGGGATTGGTTCGACGACCTGCAGCGCCGCTACGAGGCCGGCGACGTGGTCACGGGCCTGCCGACGCCCTGGTGCGAATTCAACAAGGCGACCCACGGGCTGCAGAAGGGCGAGCTGATCCTGATCCCGGCCCGGCCGAGCATGGGCAAGAGCATCGCCGGCATGAACATCGGCCTCTTCACCGCCATGCGCGGCCACCACACGGCCGTGTTCTCGCTGGAGATGGGCAAGCGCCAAATCCATCGGCGCAATGTCTCCTCGTTGTCCAACGTGCCGCACGACTGGCTGCTGGCACCCGTGGACGGCCAGGATGAGTACTGGTCGCGCGTCCAGAACGCGATCAGCGACCTCAAGCGGGCGAGCCTGAGCGTCGACGACACCAGCGACCTGACGATCGCGCAGTTGGTGGCGCGTGCACGAATGCTCCACATGAAACATCCGATCGAGCTGCTGGTCGTCGATCACATCCACGACTTCAAGATCAACGCCAAGGAAGCTCGGTTCGAGTACGGCAAGATCGCCCAAGGCCTGAAGACGCTCGCCAAGGAATTCGACTGTCCTGTCGTGGCGCTGGCCCAGCTCAACCGCAACCTCGGCACTCGCGCCGACAAGCGCCCGAACATGACCGACCTGCGCGAGTCGGGCGAGTTGGAGCAGAAAGCCGACCTGATCGCGTTCCTGCATCGCGAGGACTACTACGACCAGAACACCCACCTAAAGGGCGTGGTCGAAGTGATCATCGCCAAGGGCCGCGACATCGAGGCCGGCAAGACCGTTTACCTGCGCAACGACTACGCCCACATGGCCCTACGCGACTGGGAGGGGGCGATCCCCGCGCCCATCTTCCCGGCCAAGGCTTCCCGTCGTGCAGACCGCTGGGGCCCGCAGGCATGACCACCCTTCACGAGCCCGCCCCGCATTCCCCTCCACGGGGGTATGGCCAGGAACGGGGCGGGCTCACCTATCCGCCGGCATCGCGCGCGCGCGCGTTTGGCACCAGGAGCAAGCGATGAGCGATCGCAAGATCACCTCGAAGGACATCGCGCGGACCTTGGCAACCGGGCTGTTCCACTTCCGCCGCTGCGTCGCGGTACCGAACGTGTCTTGGGGCTTGCTGCCATGGGAAGCGGATTTGCTGGTGCTGAACAGCAGCGGGTACCTGTATGAGGTCGAGATAAAGGTCTCCATCGCGGATCTGAAACGCGATCGAGCAAAAGGCAAATGGCGGCGCGTATCTCGGGCGCCTACCGACCTCCTCCGCGCGATGTGGTTTGCCATGCCGGCGGAGGTCTGGGCGCACAAAGACGCCGCAGAGGTCGTTCCGGAACATGCAGGGGTGATCGTTGTTGACCCGTTCGCTCCACTCAAGTTCGAGCGCTCCAGGGTCGTTCGCGAAGCGAAACCAAACCGATCTGCGCAGAAGGTCAGCGCCGCCGACAAATTTCAACTTGCGCGTCTAGGCGTGATGCGTTTTTGGTCGCAAAAGGACCTTCAGGAGAGCGTGCAATGACCATAACCCTGACCCTGCCGTACCCGATCAGCGCGAACGACTACTGGGGCACGCGCGTCGTGACGCCGAAGGGACGTCGTCCGATGGCAATTTTCTACGTGACCGATGAGGCTCGCGCCTACAAGAAAACCGTGGCGCTACTTGCTAAAGCGGCGGGGCTACGCGCACCAATCGAGGGCCGTGTTCGGATCGGTATCCGTCTGTTCGGTGCGCGGCCGCAGGACTGGGCGAAGCGTTCGGCCAAGGACCCGGACAACTGGGACGACAAGGTCCGCCGCATCGACCTCGATAACGCACGCAAGGTGCTTTACGACGCGTTGAAGGGTGTCGCTTTCGGTGACGACAAATGGATCTGGAGCGACTGGGGCGAAGTCGGCGAGCCCGACGAGCACGGCGCCCGCGTCGAGGTTGTCATCGAACCGGTGATCGTCCAGCGCGTTGCGCCGGACCTGTTCGACGAGGTGGCGTGATGTGGTTCACTTACGACGAGCACAAAGCCATCGGCCGAGCGCTGATGTGCGAGCGCGGGCAGCACAACTGGAAGCCGGTGTATCGCTACCGGCCGCTGACCGGGGCTCAATTCGCGATCCTGCCTGTGATCATCGTGCTTGCTGGCGTTGACCCGCGCAAAGTGGTTTGGCACCCGCTCGGGACCGTTGCGTGCACTTGCTGCGGCGCCAGGAGGCAGGCATGAGCACGACCCCGCTGCGCACGGTCCGCTCGACCCTGCACGAGCAGACAGCCGATTGCCTGCGCAAGCTCGCGGACCGGGCCGAGGCCGGCGAGATCGTCTCGGTGACCGTCGTCGCGGAGCACCCGGACTTCAGCTACAGCATCAGCGGCTCGCCGACCCTCTCCCGCCTGCAGACGATGGGCGCGCTGCTGGACGCGGCAATCATGAGGTCGCAGGGATGAACAGCACTGTGTCCGATCGACCTCCGGCGTGCCTCTGGTTCTCGACGACGAGCGGCTCGACGAGTTGGGCCGAGTTCGATTTCGTTTGGGTTGGTATCGACTGGGCGAAGCCTGGCGCTGACATGGCCGCCGCTGTGCTCGTCAGCCTCGACGACGCCGGCGAACTCCACGTGGAACAGGTCGATTTGTGGGAGGCGCTTTGACCGCTGACGACCTCGAACTGCTACTGATCGCCTGGGGCCGCGCCTACGGCGAGACCCGCGGCGCCGAATGGGACGAGGACCGGAGCCCGACCGGCGACAGCCCGACGGCGCGCGGCATGCAGTTCGCCCCGGGCACGCGCGAGGCAGCGACCCGGCGGCTGTCGACCCTCGATCGCGCTGGCTACGACCGGCGGGCGCTGATGCACGCCTTCGCCGCGGCCGGCGCCGACGGCGCGCTCGCGCTGACCCCGGCATGGGCCTGCGACCCGGTGCCGGCGAGGGAGACCCGCCAGCGCTACAGCGAGGCGCCGCGGTACTCGCCGCTGTTCACCGCCGAGCTTGAGCGGGTGCAAGGCGCCTGGCTGGCGCTGCGCCGCTTTGACCAGCTGCCGGCCGAATGCCTGCGCGTGCAGTACCAGGTCCGCGGCATGACCCAGCTCGAAAAGATCGACGTCGTGACCGCCAACGTCGACATCGCCGTCGGCCTGAAGCGCTACCGCGACGAGCTGCGGACGGCTCGAACCTGGATGCTCGCCAGGCTCGCCCCTTGACGAGTGACGTCACCCAGGCGTAAAAAGCGCGCAACGTCAAGAATTGTCCCTGCGGCCCGCCCTCACCGGTGGGCCGTTTGCGTTTCAGGGGCCGAACAAGCTCCGACCTTCCCCTTTGATCGGGGACGGCCGGGAACGGAGCGAGTGACAGCCGGGAGAGACCGGCGCATGGTCGTTTCCAGGTGGCGGCGCCGCATTCGCGGTGCGTGGGTTCGAGTCCCACAGGTTCGCCCGGTTCGAGTCCGGGGACGGCCAATCCCATCCCAAGCCCTGCGAGCGATCGCGGGGCTTTCGCGTTTCTGGAGCCCGAAATGACCGACCAGCAGATCGAGAACGAGATCCAGGCCAAGGGCCTGACCGCGCCGCGCGTGACGCCGGCCGACGTCGAGGCGTCGATCACCAGCGAGTTCTACTTCACGGCGGCCGACGGCTGCGTCGGCGCGAGCGGCCACCGTCCGAACAGCGTCCGCGCTGGCACCGCGTTGGGCCTGTTGACGTTCTGCGTGTTGGTGCTGCGCAACGGCTTCACCGTCACCGGCGAGTCGGCCTGCGCCAGCCCGGAGAACTTCGACGCCGAGCTCGGCCGCAAGATCGCGCGCCAGAACGCCGAGGCGAAGATCTGGCCGCTGCTGGGCTTCCGCCTGCGCGACCAGCTCGCCGGCCAGGGCTGAGCCGCCATGCCGTTCACCCTCTCAGCCAAGAGCCGCGAGCGGCTGGCCGGCGTGCATCCCGACCTGCGCCGCGTCGTCGAGCGCGCGATCGAGCTGACGACGGTCGACTTCGTGGTCACCCAGGGCAACCGCACCAAGGCAGAGCAGGCCGCGCTTTACGCGCAGGGCCGCACGAAGCCGGGCCCGAAGGTGACCTGGACGCTCAACAGCCGGCACGTCGGCGGCTTCGCCGTGGATCTGGCGCCCTGGCGCGACGGCGGCATCGACTGGGACGACAACGGCAAGCGCGGGCTGTGGCCGCGGATCGCCGAGGCGATGCATGCCGCCGCCGCCGAGCTGGACGTGCCGCTGACCTGGGGCGGCAAGTGGACGAAGACCCCGGACCGGCCGCACTTCGAGTTGCCGGCCGATAGGTATCCGGCATGACCGCGTTCGAGCTATTCGGCCTGTTGCTGGCCGCTCATGCACTAGCCGACTACCCGCTGCAGGGCGACTTCCTGGCGCGCGCGAAGAACCGCGACGCGCCTATCCCCGGCGTGCCGTGGTGGCAGGCGCTCACCGCGCACGTCCTGATTCATGCCGGCTTCGTCGGCGTGCTCACTGGATCCGCCGCGCTCGCCGTCGCCGAAGCCGTCTGCCATTTCGCGATCGATGACGCCAAGTGTCGCGGTCGTATCGGTTTCAACACCGACCAGGCGCTGCACGTCGTGTGCAAGCTGGTCTGGGTCGCGGCGGTCGCCGCCGGGGTCTCAGCATGAGCGGGCCGCAAGCCGTGCAGGCCGCCGCCGGCATCGACTGGACCGCTGTCGGGACGGCCATCGGCTCGATTGGCTTCCTCGCCGGCGGCGTCTGGGCGGCCTGGCAGCGGAAGAAGACGGCCGAGGCGAAGACCCGCGCCGAAATCGCCGAGTCGAACGCGGCGACCACCGTCGCGGACTCGCAGCGCGTGGTCTACGACTCGCTCACCGATCGCGTGAAGACGCTCGAGGAGGACATTCGCACGCTTCGCAGAGAGCTGGCCGAGGAGCGCCGGCATAGCCGCGACCTGATGCTGCACATCTGGAAGCTCGAGACCCTGATGCGGCAGGGCGGCATCGAGCCGCCCGCGTTCAACCCGTCGTCGGCGCCTACGGGGTCGCTATGAAGCTGACCCTGACCGGCTACCTCCTCGCCGGCCTGGCACTGTCGGCTGGCGCAAACGGCTTCCTCGCGTGGCGCCTTTCCAACGCCGCCCAGCGCTGCGAGACCGAGAAGACCGCCGCGAAGCTGCAGGCCGTCGAGGCAGAGCGCGATCGCGCCGCCAAGGAAGACCGCAAGGCGGCCGAGATCGCCGCCGAAACCAAGTCGGAGACGCAGGACGCCGTTTTCGCCAACGAGACCGAGGCCAACGAGCGTGAACAGCAAATCCGCACTGTCGTGGTGCATGGCGATTGCCGTATGCCTGCCGGGCTGCCAAGCCTTCAGCCGGCTATCAACGCCGCGAACGCCGCCGCTCGTGACTGACTGCATCGAGGAGCCGACCGGCATGTATCCGAACGAGCCGGCGCGGCCTCGGGTCGTCACCGACCGCTACATCGTCGAGTTGCAGTCCTGGGGGAACAGCGTGATCGGAATCGCCACGACCGACCGGCTGGCCTGGCGCGGCGAGCGCCGCTGCATCCGCCGCAAGCAGGCCGAGGGGCTGGTTCGCTGATGGCCTGGCGTCCGATCGCGCAATCCGGCGTGCCGTTCTCCTTCCTGGGCGGTGCGGCCGAACTTTCAGGCAGTACGGTCACCGCGCCGTTCAGCGTGACGCCGAGTTGGCAGATTTCAATCGCCGACGGCGCGGTCGACTACAACATCCGCGTCACGATGCAGGCCTACCAGAGCACGATGCAGTTCGAAGAGGAGCCGAGCGCCTTCACGTTCACTGCGGTAGGCGACGTCGAAACCACGGTGACCAACCTCAGCCCGGGCACCACGAACGAGTTCAGCCCGAACCCGGTACTCGGCACTGGCTATCAGGTCGCCTATATCCCCGGGATAGGCAACGAGACATCCCGCAGCGAGTCCTACACGATGCTGGTGGAGCTGGACGTCGTGTCCATGCCTGCGATCAAGCCGATCCTGCAGACCTTCCGGGGCTACCGCGGCGCCGATAGCGCATTCCGGACTTGGGTTCGCACCGACGAGGGCCGAGCAGACCTGAGCGCGGCGACAGTCACCGTGCGCGTCTACGCGTACGACTCGCGGGCCATGCAATTGGAGTTGTCGGCGACTGCCGATGCCCTGGGCATGGTCGAGTTCACCCTGCCGCAGGCGACGACCGAGCGCCAGTTGCCGGGCAACCTGTACCGGCTGGAGCTGGTCATTGCCGTCGACGGGGGCGTGC